GTAGATGCATCAGCAGCAGTTAATCTGATTTCGTTACCGTCTGGTGTTGCACCCTCAAATGCAATTGCACTATCCTCAATTGAAATTTGAGATGATAACGAGGCACTATCCCCACCAAGAAAATTGTAGAGTTCTACAAATGTTTCATTGATCTTTTGTGCCGCCTGTCTTAAAGTATCACCAGTACCGTCATTGGCAGCAGAGCCAGTGCTGATATTTTGTCTTGCCATTCTACACCTACTAGAATTATACTATTTTATTTATATCAATAAGCCGAATCGCTAAGGTATCTTGTGTACATTGTGTTATCCATTGTTTCAACATCCATAGCAACATCAGGTCTTGCACCACCTGCACTGTCATCATCAAACGTAAACGAATTCGGAGTAAGAATCTGTGCAATATTATCATAGTAATTATCAAGTTCACCAGCAGTAAGATTTTGGTAATCACTAATAAGCTGAGTGACATTAACACGAATGTCTTGACCATCAGAATCAAGTAATGCCGTCATCTGAGTAAACAATGGTTGAGCATCAAGTGTAACCTGATCAATCAAAACAATTGCTTCAGCTGAATCCAATGGATCAACTGGTGTTGTCGTTGGGCTTAATGTTACTTGACCCGATGTTTCTACCTGACCTGCAAAATAAAATCCAGCGGGGTGCACAAATTTTTTGTAAAGTTCCTGATAATCGGCAACAGAAATACCTGCTTTAATTAGAATTGAAAAGGTCTGATAAAGTTTATCATTAATAATAAATCTTAATGATTCAGCACCAATTTCAGATTCGCCAACAATAAAGATCTGATCCTTGGGATATTCAATTGTAACTTCTTCATTATAAAAGGCTCTAAAAAATCCTTCAGCCGAGACAAGGGTGCCTTTAGATCTATAAAATTGAGCAAGTAGTCTGGTCATTAACCTGGGTTGTTCAAAAAATGATGCAACCTGTAACCCATTACCGATTTCGGCTACTAATTGATCCAAACTCTCCAGCGTGGTCTGTGTAATATCGCGAAGAGTAATAATATTATCAATATCATTTTTAAATGATTGATTGCCAGTACTGTCAATAAAATCATAATATTTTTCAAGGAACGTAATAAGATCCGGATAGTCTGTACTAAAGTATTCAGGTAAAACTTCCTTGACAACAGACTTACTGAGATTAATATCTCGTCTATTTAGATCCTCGATAAAATGAGCCATTAGAGAACTGTCTCTGTATTTTGATAATCAATAACTGCTTGTGCAAATGATACACTTTGATCAATATTTAAAATATAATTTCTTAACGGTCTGATCGTACTTTCATTTGCAGGCACAACAGATAATTTGATTTCGGATCCTTCAATTGCTGTAGGTTGGAAGGCAGTAATTGTTACTGTGCCTTTTGAAGCATTATATGAACCAGAGTTATCTTTAATCACTGTACCCGTAGATGAAATAATTTGAATTGTATTACTATTTAATTTATTTCTTAGTGTACAAGTCTGTCCGGCAAAGGTAAATCTGGATGATGTAACACGATAATTAACATCATCTGGATCTGCAATGATTACAGGAAAATCAACGGTATAATCTTGTAATGCATTTGTTAACGGTGTAAATCGTTTCTGCATTTTAACGGACATTCTAGAGTTTAGAATTGCCGGAGAAATATCATCGACCACGGCAAGAGCATTTGATCGTCTAAATACACCACTGAATTGATTAAGATTTGTTGTTACATAATTATTGATTGCCGTCTGTACATCCGATTCTATTCCTTTAACGGTTGCGCCGGATAAATCCGGATCAAAATTAAAGAACGTATTAATTTCTAAATATGTAAATTCCGGATCCGTAAAGATGGTATCAATTGACATGATCGCAAGATTTTCGGATAGACTTGATACAATCGTATCCTTTACCGTTTGCTTTGTTGCATCAGTAATATTATCTTTAAACTTAAGACTAATATATACTCGACCATAAACAGGTGGTACATTATCATTGCCACCCCATGCAATCACATCATCAACCGTTGATGAATAATTGGCCAGGATTAGAGCTTTATAATCCTCTGCCGTAACCAATCTTTGTTGTGCGGCAAATGCTCTTGGCGCATTAAGTTTAATTGATGTAATTGATTCTTTATCGGAACCACCGGCAGAATTTGATACAGTAGTAATATTTAATGGATAATCTGTACCACCAATATTAAATAAGTCATCGGCAGCAAATACAGTTCCACCATTGCCTGCGACACCGGATGTTGTTAAATATTCAACGGTAATTTTATTTCCTGACACAGGTGGAGTACCAAGAACATTACCATCACTAAAGATCATTTCGAAATAACCGTTTGGTGTTTCGCGAACAATATAAATTCTGGAATCTGGATTCACCCTTGCAACTGCTGTTACGTTATTGTAGATATTATATGATACTGCTGATGGTGAATCATAAACCTTTACGACAATCGTTGATGTATCCATTAACGGATCAGGGATAACATACACTTGCTCATCATTAACATCACCAACAATAAAGTTTTTGGTTCTTAATGTGCCTTCAACAACCGCAATATTTGTATCACCATCGCTTGAGGCAAATGTATATGTTCCTGTGGCAGGATCTAACGTACCAATATAATTGTTTAAAGTTTGGAATGAATAACTTACATCGTCAATGCTTGTTGTAAATGTGCTGTAAGCAGGAAGCGTAATTGTTGTTGGTGAACTTAAACTTGTGGTAATACTGATATTAAGATTTGCCCGAGCACCAGTTACTGATTTTGGATAATAACCAAGTGTCTCTGCATGAGAAATAACAGATGATCTTAATTGTGCAGAATTAAGAAATGCCTCGTTAAGACCAAAATTTGCAATCAGACCATTAACGTGTGTATTATAAGCAAGTACATCTAAAACATTTGATAAACCACTTGCCTCGAAGTTATAATCCGAAAATTCATCTTGCTGCTGAAGATAGACCTTCAGATTATTTTTGATATTTTGAAAATCTAGATCGCTAGATTTAATGGTCGCCATTTATCTTAACCTCGTAAGTGATACGTTAAGTTGTTCAACTTCTGATGTACTTATAACCTGAAAAATAACGGTAACATCGACACTATTAAAATCGGGTGAAGTATTTACATTTACTTGTCTGACACGAGCTCTAGGTTCAAAGTTACCTATTGCATTCATAATCGTATCTCTTATATTATCCTCGTCATAATCTTCGGATAATTCAAAAAGCATACGCCCTAAATTTCCACCAAAATATGGTCTGAATGGTTTTTCAGTATCTGATGTTAGCAATAAATTTTTAATTGCTTGTTTAACAGCTGCAGCATCTGTTTTTTTATAGACATCACCAGACGGACGCTTGGCAAAGGAAAGATCTATATCTTTATAAATCCTTTCTCTTGATGTGATAATAGGCCTTGTAGCCAGATTGCCGTCTTCGATTGAAAATGCTTTTGCCATTAAAGTGTAACTCTTTTGTTTTTATTTATATTCATAGACCTGAAATATCCACACCTAATCCATTATCCACTCGGACTTTATTATAGATATAGTTATTCCAAGACATATACAGCCCTGGATTAGCATTATAGACTATTTCATAATTTTCTTTAACTCTATCTCTTATGGCATGAATTGATCCTGTACCACTTTCTGAATTGAATGTAACACTAATCGCTCCTGTATCAATATCATCAGCTGTAATTACTGATTCAGCCAAATCATAATATTCTTGATATGGAACTATTGGAGTACCAGCAACTGTATTTGCTATTTCGTGTTTATCAATAACCCATTGTCTGGCAATAATTTTATATTTTTTGATGTAGTATAATTTTAATCCTTGGGTATTTTTATATTGCTGTGGTGTCAATCCATTTAATTTATTTGCATTTGCTGGATCAAATGGATCTAGAGAAGTATCAACAATTTTTAAATCGGCCGTTTGTATCGTACCATAATTTGTTGTATCATTACTTGCTGCACTAAATTCATTATCAATAAAAAGTTTTTTTAATAGTGCCGCTGTATTATTAAAATATTTGTTAAACGGTCTGTGACTGGACGAAAATAATTGTGCACGGCCAACCGCAAAGACACTGGTATTATTCATGCTGACAGATTTAACTTCAACTGTTGGTTGCGCTTCAGGAATAAATGGTTCTTTTGGTAATTCTACGGCAGTTTTTGTTCCATTAGGTAAAGTCTGTATTTCCAAATTTTTGCATTTATTACAAATATCGTCTGTATTAATATCAGTAATGGCAGATGCTTTTGATAATAATTGAGAAAAATCACCAGCACTTAATGTCTGTTGTAATTCACCAATTGATCCTGTTCCACCACCAAATAAATCCTTGACATCACCAGCAATGCTTTGTAAATCAGGCGATACCTCATTCAGAATATCTTGTAAATCATCTACAACTGGACCAAAATCATTCTGAATCTCGGTCATGGTGCTTAATGCCTCAAGTGGAGATTTGCCTTGAAGGCTTGAAAGTGCTTTTTGTAGACTTGGATTCTGTTCTAATTGAGGAACCTTTGCATCTAATTTTTCACCAAGTACTGCTGTCTTTTCCTCAATCGTTGCAAATTTATCTTTTGCCCCAGGACCAAAGAGTGCATCCAAATCACCCTGAGCACTTTTAATTGCCTCAACTGAGGTATCAATTCCACAAGGTGTGCTAGCCATTATTAACCTCCGGCAAATACATTTTCAGATCCTGTTGCAACACTAGTACAACCCGTAACACCATCACCAACACGGCCACACCCTTGCCCATTTACAAATACGGTAGTGGAACCAGTAGTAATTGGTGCTGTATGGCTAGGACAGGGCACAGGTGGTAATAAATGTGAATCATTTTTATCACCCTGTCTGGATATACCGATTCCATTTACCCTAACATTATTACTACGTTCGTCTCTATTTGGAACGGAGCAATGTAGTACATCTTGGTCAACACCATCACCACGACAAACTGCAGGCATTATCGTGTCTCCCTTTTCATAAGTTCCTTTAACTTATCATTCCATTTTAGCATTTCTTCGTGATCACTATCTGAATGTGGTTCCGGTAACGGGTCTGGTAAAAATTTAATTACATGCTCAAATGACTCTGGTATTTCATCAAAGCTTGAATATTTCTCTATTTTACCATTTCTAAGAACTACAAATTCACCCATAACTTATGCCGGATTAAGCTCAATATTAGGTCCACCATAAAGTGTCAAATCGCCAGTATTTTCAACAGTTAAGGTCATGGCAAGATCAGATGTTATATCCATTGTTTTTGTAGTTTCGATAGTTACAATGCCATTTGCGGTCATGGTTAATTTTCCACCGATCGTAATACCATAGTCACTATCGGCAAAGATTTTATATGTGCCATAACAAATATCAAAAATATTACCTCTTACAGTTCTGTTGTTAAAGCCTTTGACATAATCAACTCGATTACCAGTAAATATGTTTATATTTTGATCACCGTTTAATATGGACAGATTATCATCCTCACCCACATTCGTTACTCTAAACTTACCTACTTCGGTTTCTTGGTTAAAAGCAACTTTTGTCTGAAGTGATTGATGAAGATTCATGGTCATATCACCCACAACCTCTAGATGATAATCTCCTTGAATCAGTTCCCTTTTATTGCCACCAACGGTTACATTATAATCACCATTAATAAAAATATTTGCACTGTCCAAATACAGTTCGTAATTTGGTCCAGTAATCTTTAATGTCCGTTGACCAGTGGCAATAATTTCTTCATATGAACCGGATGGATGATACCGATGTGATCTTTCTCTTCCTGCCGTATTATCAAGTTCTAGAACATGCCCACCAAATGTTTCGGTAACATGATTATTAGGATAGTCAGGAACTTCGCCACCAGAAATAGGTGGTTCAATCCAATGTTTTGTTTCATAATAATCTGCAGGACTTGTTTTATCTGGCGCAACACTGGTAACCTTGGGTGGTTTTGCCTTATAATATTCTAGTACTTTGCCAGTGTCATCATCTACTCGACCACGAGCTCGATTAATATAACTTGGATGTTTTACGGCAAGATCTGTCCGCGCCAATAAATTTGTCTGTAC